ACTCAAACGACCAGAGATGTCAATGTAGCACCCGACATTCAAGAGGTCGAGGAGAATGGCGTTAAAATCCGTAAGATTAAGGAAAAAGGACAGCAACATTCGCTTGATCTGCTAGAAGGATTACCTATTCACGGTGCCTTATTTGATATGGCTGGTTTTAGATTACCTGAAATCACCAACGTACCGACTGCTAAACAGACCAATGACGGAATGGTCGGTATCCAGCAAATGCAGCAAATGATGGGTCAGGTCATGTCACTTGGCCAGATGATACAAGGTCTGGCTGGTAATAAAGGTGGCGGTGGTGGTGCAGGTGGCTTTGGTGCTGGTTCTTCTCTATTATCTGGTGCCCAGCCAGGCCAGGCATATACACCTCCAGGTGCCAATACGGGTGCGGGTGGTGCTGGTTACGGTGGCGGTCTAGGTGATAATATTATATTTGCTACCGAGGCTCCACCAGATACACCTCTCTATACTATTATGGAAGGCTTGACTACACCAATGAAGTCAGCCGTCAATTCTCTTTCTCTATTATTGCAAGGATATGAGGCTAATGACGGTGTAGCCTTTATGACTGGTGATGTGGTTCATGAGGACACATATCTTAAGAACGCACAAGAATTACTAAGTCAGGTCACCTCACTAAGCGAGTTGATGTATGTTCTTAATCGTCTACAGTGGGACACCGATCTATTTGGACAGGACAAAATTGAGCCAGTAATTAATGAGATCGAGACTGCCTGGGGCGTAGCATTACAGAAAATCGATGTTAATGGTAATGTCGTTATTACTTATGGCTATGAAGATGCAAATGCCGAGATGGAATTTGCCAATACTATGACCAGTAATACTGGTTCTCCTGCTCTAGGTTTCTTCGATGGTAATAGCACGACCGACGTTTTCTATTCGGTGAACGCTACAGGTGCCAGCTTAGGCTTTATTGACCCAGCAACTACAGGTGCCTCTGGTATTCCATCTGGTGGTTCTAAAGGCGGAACAACCGATGCTGGTCAGGTTATCGGTCAGGCTCAAGGTCTATTAGGTCAGATTGAAGGTCTGGCACAGGGTATGAGCCAGAATATGTTTGGTGAAGCCGCTGGTACAATGAAAGAATTGTGGAAGCGTATGACACGAGAACAAGAAAACGATGCCAAGAAAATGCACGAGAAATTAAATACATCTGGTGACACTCAGAATATGTCACAGATTGTGGAAAAGACCGTTAAAGGTGGTAATCCAGTTGATAAGAGTCTATTGAAAAAGGATGATCTTGAAACTAATGGCGATGCTGTTGGTCAAGGTAATTTTACCGTAGGCACAATGTAAGAGGAACAAATGAGTAATACAGACGGTTCTAATATAGATGCTGGTGTTTCATTTAATGAAGAACCAAAGAAGCAATCACCTAAGAAGTGGAAGCAACCTCACAAGTCTGACGCTCGTAAAGCCAAGACCGCTGGTTCATATCCTGATTACTTCTCATGGAAGACTAGATCAGGTCATACGCTACAGTTAGATGATACCAAAGGCGGTGAGACTGTTACTCTACAGCACCGTTCTGGTACCGCTATTCAGATGGCACCAGACGGTTCTATGCATGTCACCGCACATAACGGTAAATATGAGATTACTTTTGGTGAGAATAGAGTTACCATATCTGGTGCTCAAGATATCACAGTCAAAGGTGATGCCTCATTCCGTGTATATGGCGATTATAACGTCACCTGCCAGAAGGATTATAACCTCACCGTATTAGGTAATTTTAATCTAACTGCCAGAAACCATAACAGACAAATTCTTGGTAATATTGATACACAGGCCCGTAACGAGAATAAAAAGCTAATGGGTTCATCCGCCAAGATCGCCCGTGGTGCTATTGCTTATGTCTCTAAAGGTTCATCCACATTTGCTTCACAGTCCGATCAGGTTCATATTGGTGGTGCGGCTGGTATTAATATGGCTGTTAATGAAGGTGATATTACCAGTAACATCGAAAAGGGTGGTTTCTATTCATCTACCAAAGACGGCTCGGTCAATGTGACTGCCGATGGTTCTGACGGTAATATTCGTATGAGAACCAAACAAGGTAAGATGGAGTTCAAATCAAAAGAAGATATGAACCACACCACAGAAAGCGGCAACTATAAAGTGACCGCTACTCAAGGTGATATTGGTCACGAGGCTGCCGCAGGTAATATTGAAATGTCAGCAACGGCAGGCGGTGTTAAAACTCGTGGACTTAATTATAGTGTAACCGCTACACAAAGCGCCGAGGTCACCACAGGCACCGATCTTGACCTTCGTTCTGGTGGTAGAGCAAGTCTCCACGGTGCCACAACCTCACACGTTACTGGTGCCACTGTTAATGTCAAAGGTGATAGTATTACTAACGTTGATGGACCTACGGCACTCAATCTTAATGGTGGCATTTCACAGGCTATGTCCGCTATTAGTCTACAGATACCATTTGACTTTGGTTCATTCACTGATCCAGAAGAAAAAACTGGTACATCTCGTGGTGTTCATGCACCAGATAGACCAGCAGGCAGAAGCGAAGCGGATAACTGGGCATAAATAATATAAATGCTAAAGGACTAAAATGGCACAGATTAACATCAGCAGACAGCCAGACTATTCTGATCTTGATTTGGATTTTCAAATCAATCCAATCACTGGTGATATTAACAAAAAGAAGGGAACGGATGCGGTCAAAAGATCCATCCGCAATCTTATCTTTACCAACTTTTACGAGAGACCATTTAAATCCAGCATAGGTTCGGATGTAACAAGATTGCTGTTCGATAACGTAGATGTTATGACAGCGGCACTTATTGAAGATGCCATTATTCGTCTAATAAATAATTTCGAGCCTAGAGCAAGACTAATCAAAGTTACAGTTACGGTCGATTATGATAACAATGGCTTTGGTGTAGAAGTCCAATATATCGTGGTCAATACAGAAACACCTGCTACCTTCAATCTATTCCTTGAGAGGATTCGTTAAAAGCAATGTCAAGAGCAAATACAACCCTCAGAGTTTCGGAGTTAGACTTTAACTCTATCAGAAACAATCTAAAGACCTATCTTAATAGCCAGTCAGAGTTCACCGACTATAACTTTGAGGGTTCTGGTCTTTCTGTTCTATTGGACATTTTGGCTTATAACACCTATTACAATTCATACTATCTGAATATGGTGGCTAACGAGGCATTCCTTGACACCGCACAGGTTCGTCAGAATATTCTATCACAGGCCAAGTTGATCAACTATGTGCCAACCTCTAAACATGCTGCCGCTGCCAAGGTGAATGTTCGCATTACACCAACATCAACGGAAAGCCAGACAATCGACTATATCACCATTGACAAGTATACCAGACTACTTGGTGCTGATATCGAAGGCACCAACTATCCTTTCGTCACAGTCAATGCTAATACCGCACATAAGTCAAATGGTTCATACTATCTACCAAATGTCCGTATCATTCAAGGTGAGGTAATCACCCAGCAGTTTTCTATGTCTGCTAATAATAAGACTGCTCGTTTCGAATTACCATCAGCCAATATCGATACACATACTCTAACCATCACGGTGCAGGAATCATCAGCTAACTCACATACAGAAGAATATATTCTTTCTACTGATATCACCGAGGTTACAGCCAATAGCCGTATCTACTTTGTGGAAGAAAACGAGAACCTAAACTATACCATTCAGTTTGGTGACAATGTTCTTGGTTATCGTCCAAAGGTCGGTAATATCGTTATTGCCACTTATGTTGATACACAAGGCACAGATGGTAATGCCGTATCTAAGTTTAACTTTATCGAACCAATCGCCTCAGCTTTTACTGGTAATGTTAGAGTTACCACTGTAGAGAGTTCATCAGGTGGTTCAGATAAGGAAGATATTGACCGTATCAGACTAAGAGCCCCACAGTATTATACAGCCCAGAACCGCTGCGTTACAGTCCGTGATTATGAAACACTAATCACTAAAGACTATCCAAATATTGACGCCGTTTCTATCTGGGGTGGTGAGGAGAACGACCCACCAGTTTACGGAAAAGTTTATATCTCTCTTAAGACTAAAGGTTATTATACACTAACAAACCTTGAAAAAGAGAATATCAAGAATAATCTGGTCGCTGAAAGAAACGTCATCACGGTTACACCAGTAATCGTTGACCCAGAATATATCTTCGTGACTGTTCGTGGTAAGGTCTATTACAACCCATCATTGACCACTAAGGCATCAACGGAAATATTGAATCTCGTTAAGCAGGCCGCCTATGACTATGCGGATGCCGAGTTGAATACCTATCGTTCAACCTTTAAGAAGTCAAAGCTACAGTCATATATTGAAAAGGCCGACAGTTCAATCACTGGTTCTGATCTTAGAATTTATCTACAGAGCCGTCAGAAGATCGATAAGGCCCAGCAAAGAAAATATTATTACGACTTTAAGACCACTATTGAAAGAGGTACATTTACCGATAAGCTATACTCTTTCCCACAGATTACCGTTCTAGATAGCAGCCTTATCTCTCGTAACGTATTCTATGAAGAAGTACCAAATTCATTCACAGGTGTTGACTCCATTGAGTTGATTACACCAGGTAGAGATTACACAACATCAACCTATGTCACTATCACAGGTGACGGTACTGGTGCCACTGCCGAGGCTACAATCGTTAATGGCAAGGTAAACTCAATCACCGTTACAAATAAGGGTATCAATTACTCTCGTGCTATTGTCACCATCACCGATCCAGATGGTGGTGTAGAAGCTACAGCTAAGGCCGTTCTAGAAGCAAGAAACGGAACACTAAGAACATATTACTATGATGATCTAGGTAATAAGAACATCGTAAGTTCCGATGCTGGTACTATTGACTATGACACAGGATTGATCGTCATTAACGCCATTCAGCCTAGCGCCATTGTGGCTAACGATTACTATGATACCGATGTTCTCACATTCAATGTCGTTTCTGGTTCTGAAATCATCATACCTTTGAGAAACAGAATATTGACCATGGATGAAAACAACGTTCAGACTGTCCAGTTAGAAATAGTAGCAGAAAAGTAATTTAATGACTCAATCAGCATCAAATAACAAAACATCATTACTTATTTCTGGACAGCTTCCTGCCTTTGTCAGAGAAGAACATGAAACGTTTATCAAATTTCTAGAATACTACTATAAGCAAATGGAGCAGGAAGGTGAAACACTTTACCTTTCCAAGAACATGCTTCGTAACCTGGACATTGATCAGCTATATGAACACGTTCTAGATGAACATACCAATGACAGTAACATCAGAGACGATTACGACTATCTTTCATTCCTTCAAAAGATGTATGATAGTTTCATCGCTTATATTCCTGATAAGGTTCTAGCTGATAGAGTAAACATACTTAAACACGCCAGAGAGTTTTATCTTTCTTCTGGTTCAGAAAAGTCTGCTCGTTTTATTATTCAGGCATTGCTCAACAAAGAGGCCTCTTTCTATTATCCAAAGCAGGACATTCTACGTGCCTCTGATGGTAAGTGGTTTATTGAGAAGTCTCTTAGAGTAAGAGATGTCAAGGTCAATAACGTATCAAATAGTATAGCTGCCGTCAACTTTGCTAATACCTCCATCAAAGGTCTAACATCAAACGCCACGGCTATTGTAGAAAAGGTCGACACTTACTTTGATAAGGGTCAGCTAATCTATGAATTGAAGCTATCAAGCCTCTATAAAGAGTTCTTGAACGCCGAAGAAATCACAACATTCTTTACCGAAGAAGGTGAAGATAAGTATCTAACGGCTAACCTATTCTCTGGTATTATTACAGCGGTACAGATTGTTGCTGGTGGTCAAGGCTATACAGAAGGCACCACAGTACCTATCACCAGTAACACAGGTTCTGGTGCTCAGATTATCATTTCAACCGTTTCTAAAGGAACTATTCAGGCCGCTGGTATCGTTAAAGGTGGTGCTGGCTTTAAAGTTGATGATCCTCTATTGATCTTCGGCTCTGGTTCTGGTGCTGCTGGTCTAGTAGCCGACGTTGATGATTCCGGATTCTATCATCCAAATTCATACAATGTTATGTGGTCAACTATTAATCTTGAAGCTAATACAGCTATCGGTAATGCCACATATTCAAATCTAAAATCATCTATTATCGACCCAGCTAATGACGCCGCTGGCTTCGCCAATTCTATGTCATACTTTGTCTATGCTAACTGCGGACCAGCATACTCTCTATCAATCACAAATGGTGGTAATAATTACATTCCACCAATCACCATCGCTATCTCAGCCAACTCTACCATCACCAAGATGGGTATTCTTGGTAAGATGCAGATTGTTTCTGGCGGTCTAGGTTATACCGCTGGTGATACTATTGAGTTTATCAACCCACAAGGTTCTTCTGGTTCTGGTGCTATTGCTAACGTCACCAACGTAGCAGCCAATGGTATGATCACCGAGGTTCGCTTTGAGCAAATGCCTGGTCAGATCATCGGTGGTTCTGGATATGATTCATTAAATCTACCATTCGCCAATGTCGTATCAGGAACAGGTTCTGGTGCTAACGTTATGGTCACAGCCGTTATCGGTAAGAACGAAGAAATTATTCAGTCTGTTTCTAACATCGGTACTATTCAGGCAATGACCGTCATTAGTGGTGGTTACGGCTATACAGATAATCCAACTCTAAGACTAGACACACTAGGCGACGGAACAGCTAACGCTACACTATCAGTTGTTACAGGTGCGTTCTCCTATCCAGGTCGTTATATCAACGATGACGGTCATTTGTCTGGCTATAACTTCCTAGAAGATAGAGATTACTATCAAGAGTTCTCATACGTTGTTAGGGTTGATGAAACCATCAATAAGTATAGAACTGCCATTAAGGATCTAACACATCCAGCCGGCACCAAGCTATTTGGTGAGTATGACCTCACATTCGATAATGAAACACTAACAAATACCAATATTCAAATTTCACTGGCTAATACTCAACCAGTGGTTCTACCATTCAAGACAATGTATCAGGTGCAGGGCTATACACCTGGTGTATTTGAACCTAATGTGGTAACTGGTACAGCCAATGCGGAATTTGTCGCCGGTTCATTTAGCGTCAATACATCAAATCATTTGGCAAGTTATGCTGCACAGAATAACACAATCGTTATCGCTTACTATAATCACCCATTTGCCGAGAACGATTATGTATTCATGCACTTCCAGACAAACGCATGGGCCAATCTAGGTAATACAAACTATACCGTTGTATCATCTAATCTAACACACTTTACTGTTAATAACCCACTAACCGAAACTGTAACAGGTAACGTAGGTAATGTTCGCATCTATAATCCAGATGTTATGCTTACACTGCCTTATAGCAGACCATCGGTTAACGAGAATGTCTATATCCAGTTCCAGACCACTGACGTTTCTCTAGCCAATGGTTACTATCAGGTACGTTCGGTTAAGAATGCCAACACCTTTAATGTCCTACATCCTGATATGACAACCGCAGATGATGGCGCTGGTGTTGCTAATCTAATCAGCAAGAAGGTCATCGTATCTGCCGAAAACCATGGCTTTAGCGTAGGTGATCAGGCTTACATTCTTCTACTCGGTGGTGACACAGCCAATACAGATAACGGATATTACACCGTAACATCGGTACAGGATGCTAACTCATTCAATGTTTCTGCTGCCAATGTTCTCTTTAGTGGCTCAACTGCTCGTGTATATCAGAAGAAGTCTAAGATTATCATTGTCAATCATCCGTTCGCTAACAGCAATTCAGTTTATATTGCCTTCACTAACGGTGACCAGGCTAACACAGTCAATGGTGTCTATAACCCAGTTAAGACTGGTACCAATACATTCAGCTTCAATGTGGCTAAGCCAGCGACTGGTAACAGCACTGTCCGTGTATGGTATCAGACAAACAACTATTCAAACATTGTATTCACCACACTTAAATCATCCAGTGGTTATTCAGCCAATGATAATGTCCATGTAGAGTTCTTTGCTACCGCTACAGACCTAGCAAACGGAATCTATATGGTCAGAGACATTTATAGCACCAACACATATAATATACATTACACAGCCAACGATAGTATCGTCAATTCAGCGGCAGTATATGGATCACAAGTGTTTATACCTAACACCGTAAATGAGGTAACTGGTGCGGTAATTCGTCATAAAGACACCATCAATGCGGTTGCTCACTCTGGATTGGGTATTGTTTCAGGTTCAATTATGGAAGGTATGGCTTTGGTTTCGCCATATAAATAATAGATAATTAGAGAAGGATCAACCTTTGTCGTCATCACGTTCTAAAAACCTTGATATCTTTGTTGCCAAGCAGGTCAAAGAATCCGTATCAGAACCATCATCATCAAACGTCTACCTAACTTTTGGTAGGGCAGGTGCTTGGGCAAACGATGCTGCTCCACCACAAGCAAACACCTCGACCAAAAACAACAATGACATTTGGAAGAATATGATTGGTGCCAAGAGAATTACTGGCAACAATATTAGACATGCCATACCTCGTATTAACTGGGTATCTGGTGTTGTCTATGATGAATATGACGATCTAATTGATTCTCTAGAACTACACGATTCGAACTATAACTTTTATGTTATCACCTCAGAGCATAACGTATTCAAGTGCCTATCAAATAACAATGGCGCCGCTTCTACAGTTATGCCAAACATTCTAGTTACAACCACTCACTTCCAGACCGCCGATGGTTATATCTGGAAATACGTATATACCTTGAGTGCAGAAGAAAAGCTACGCTTCTTAACACAGTCATTCATTCCTGTTAGAACTATTACCGAGAATGATAACAGCCAGCAATGGTTGGTACAAGAGAACGCTATTGATGGTGCTATTCACGTTATCAAGGTAACAGACGGTGGTTCTAACTATTCAGCCAATGACGTTGCCGTTTCTATCACAGGTGATGGTCTATATGCTAATGCTTTTGCTGTTCTAAATACAGCTTCTAATACGGTGCAATCAATTGTTGTCGATAATCTAGGTTATGGCTATACTTTTGCTAACGTAGCCATCTCATCATCTTACGGCAGCGGTGCTACCGCCAGAGCAATTATCAGTCCTCAGGGTGGACATTGTTCTGATCCATTAACCGAATTGGGTGGAAGCTATCTTATCACCAACATTCAAATCAGAGATACTGAAGGTGGTGTTCTAACCACACATAACGACTATAGACAGATATCACTTATTGAAGATCCGCAACTATATGGTACAACAACCGTATCATCCGCACCAGCGGTATCACAGTTGACCGTTCTATCACTCAATGGTACCTCTGTTGAGTATGTTGAGGATGAATGGGTATACCAGGGTTCTTCATTGCAGTCATCATTCTTTACTGGATACGTGGTAGAATGGGATTCAGGTAATAACGTCATCAAGCTATCAAACACAAACGGAACACCAACTAAAGACTTGTTGATTGGTGCTAATACAACCGCAGCCCGCTTCGTTGCTGCTATTACCAATCCAACTCTTAAACCTCGTTCAGGAAATTTACTATATACAGATAACATGACTGCTATTGAACGAGCAGATGATCAAGCCGAAGATTACAAAATTGTTCTGAATTTCTAAAGGGAAAACATAAAAATGACTTATAATAAGGCCAACAATTCGTTGACAACTGACTTCAATGTTACACCTTACTATGACGACTATACAATTGACAGTAACTATTATAGAATCTTATTCAAGCCAGGCTATGCGGTTCAGGCTCGTGAACTAACACAAATTCAGTCTACCCTTCAGGAACAGATCAATCGTTTCGGCAAGCACGTATTTAAAGAAGGTTCTATTGTCATCCCAGGTGGGTTTACCCTTGAGACACATGGTGGTGCAAATACAGGTTCAGGCATTCGTTACGTTAAGGTTAAAGACTTTGACGCATCTAACACTAGCGTTACTATCAGTGACTTTAGTGGTGTTGATGTTATCGGCGCTACATCAAACATTACCGCTGCGGTTGTTGATGTTCTATCTGGTTCACAGTCAAGTTCAAACACCAAGACACTATACGTTAAGTATAAGACCACATCAAGTTCAAATAACATTCAGAAAATCTTTACCTCTGGTGAAACACTATCTGCCAATGTTAATGGTGTAACTAAGACACTAGTTGTCCTTGACACTGGTGCTACAGGCTTTGGTTCAAGATTTAAGATTGATGAAGGTGTTTTCTTTGCTAAGAACCACTTCATTTCATTCCCAACCCAGTCAGTTATTCTCGATAGATATAATCCAAATCCGTCTTGTAAGGTTGGTTTCTTTGTTTCGGAAGATATCATTAACGCCTCACAGGACACCTCACTACTTGATCCTGCTCTAGAGGCATCTAACTATGCCGCACCTGGTGCTGATCGTCTAAAGCTAACACCAACTCTAACTGTTAGAACATATGATGATCCAATCGGTGCTCCTGACTTCGTAGAATTGTTTAGCATTGAGAATGGTGTTGTTAAGTCATACTTTGAACGTTCACAGTATAACATCATTCAAGATGAAATGGCCAAGCGTCTATATGACCAGTCTGGTGACTATGTTGTCCGTGGTCTAGATGTTCAGCTTAGAGAGCATGATGATACAGGTTCTAACTTTGGTCGTTATGCCAATGGTAATAACAGTCTACTATTCGTCGGCGTATCTGCTGGTCTTGGTTATGTTCAAGGTTATGAAATCAACAATCTTGATACCGCAGAACTACAGATCGAAAAAGGTCTTGCTACTTCCGAATATAGAGAACAGATTGCTTCCGCTACACTAGGTTCATATGTCACAGTCAATGACTTTGTTGGCTCATGGACACTAGACAAGGGTGCACCTATCAAGCTATATGATACAGTTCAGGATCGTATTGCTAACAATCTATGGTCAGGTGCCACCACACCAACCGGTAAGGTTATCGGTACTGCTAACGTAGCATCTATCGAATACTCAACTGGTATTCCTGGTTATAGCGGACAATACAATCTATTCCTAATGGACATTAATATGTTGGGAAGCAATAGCTTCTCCAATGTAAGAAGCGTTTACTATGACAGTCCCGCCGCTGATGGTTATGCAGACGTTGTATTGGAATCTGGTAGCGCCGTTCTAACTGATGTCAACAATTCTCAGATGCTTTACTATGTTGGTGACGAATATGTTAAGAGTGTTAGAGACATTGATGACTCCGCTGTTAATGCAACCACATTCTATTTCAACAAGACTGCTACCATTTCTCCAATTGCAGCTAATGGTACATTCACTTATTCTGATGGTAGCACATACGAAACTCTTCCATACGGAACAGGTTCACTATCATCAACTCAGAAAACGGAACTATTACTAACACTAGACACCGCTGCCAATATCACCATGTCAGGTACTGTTAATGGTACTGCTGGTACATCCGCACTAAACGGTGTTGGTACAGCATTTACCAGATTGAATGTTGGTGACAAGCTAGAGTTTGCTGGTAATACCAGAACTTATTACATTTCATCTATCACTAACGACACATCATTGTCAGTTGTTGGTGGTCTACCAACAGGTCTTTCAGGTAACACTTACTTTAAGGCATACAAGGTTGGTGATATCGTTGATATGACCGGCAAGGGTTCAGCCGCTGGTGCAACCAGAACTGTCACAGCAACCTCTGGTGTTTCTGGCGCTCTAACATTTGACCTTAAAGAAGTATTCCCATCTACACTAAACGCTACTCTTACATATAAGATGGCTAGAACATCTGCTAAGGAACTTGAGAAGCAGAAGAAAGCTGGTCGTTACGTAAGAATTAACTGTAACACCGCAGGCACCACTGGTCCATACGATCTTGGTTTCTCTGATGTCTATCAAGTTAAGAGCATTAGACTTGGTTCTGGTTCTTATCCAGCATCTAACACCGCTGGCACAGACGTTACATCTCTATTCAAGGTTGATAACGGTCAGCGTGATAGCTACTATGATCATGGTACTATTACACCAACTGGTATTGGTCTAACATCATCCGATAGACTATTGGTCGAACTTGATTACTTTGAACCAAACTTTACATCTCGTGCTGGTTACTTCTCAATTGACTCATATCCAATTGAAGATGATGATGCACTATTCAATTCTGCCACAAATATCAGAACTGAAAATGTTCCAGTCTATAAGTCACCAGTTAGCGGTAAAGAGTTTAATCTCCGTAACTATCTCGACTTTAGACCAGTTAAGACAAATTCAGCAACAGATACCACAACACCAGCTTCTGGTACTGAAAACCCAACCAAGTCTTATGCATATCAGAACTCAACAAATGGTTTGAGAATACCAGCATCTTCAAGCCAGATTACTTATGACTATACAACCTATCTCGGTCGTAAGGACTTGCTCGTAGTTGATAAGGACAAAAACTGGCAAGTAATCACTGGTATTCCAAGTAACTTCCCACTTACACCAGATAGCATACCTGGTACAATGACAATTGCGGTTCTTAATATTGTTCCGTATCCATCATTGTCACCCGCTTATGCAGCATCAATCAATCGCTCCGATCTAGCAACATCAACCAAGAAGATGTCAAACGCCAGATTTACCATGCGTGACATTGGTACACTTAAGCAGCGTATTGTCAATCTTGAATACTATACATCATTGTCAATCTTGGAGAAGGCAGCTAATGACCTGCTAATTCTTGATGATAATGGTCTTGACAGATTTAAGAATGGTATCTTTACAGATTCCTTCCGTGATCAGTCACTAGCAGCCACATATAATAATGATCATCATATCTGTGTGGATCCAGAAGAAAAGGTTCTTCGACCACTATACACCATGAGTTCATTCGGCTATGATTATGTCAGTGGCACAAACACCGTCAAGAATGATGACCTTGTTACACTAACATATTCCGAAGAACTTCTATGGAATCAGTCATGGGTAACCTCTGATCGTAACGTCGAACGCCGTGACTGGCTATTCGTTGGTCAGGTTAGATTGTTCCCAGAGCAGGACGTTTGGGTTGACGTTACAACCGCACCAGACGAGCAAATCAATCTCGGCACCTGGACACAGACAAACGTTCTAACTAACCAATCCGTTCTAACCAGCACCGAATGGAATGCTTGGAACAAGTATGTTGTTGGTTACCGTGTTTACACAGGTAACGGTTCAAATAGAAGCGCCTATAACTACGGCAATCTCTATAGAACATACGACGAAGCCAGAGACGTTGCTAACTCTCTAAACCCACCAGGTAATGGTCGTGGTGTTTCTATTGAAACCATCTATAACAATGTCCGTACCGGTACAGAACACTGGATGTCTGACCAGACACAAAGTGCCGAAAGCGGATATAAGATCATCAATACAGAGGTGGTTCCTTACATTCGTCCACAGGTTATTACTGTAGCATGTACCTCAATGAAGCCATTCACCAAGGTTTGGTCATTCTTTGACAATGAGCCAATGTCAGCTTATTCAAGACCAATCACCTCAGATCAGTATACCGCTATTACTGATGGTGTTGAGAATACACTACCAGAAGGTCCATGGTCTGCCGAAGGTTCTGATCTTGTTACTGACGAAAATGGCACTCTATACTTCCAGTTGCGTCTACCACCAGAGAAGAAATTCCGCACAGGTAGTCGTGCTTTGGTTATTGCAGATACATTCGTACCAGTCAATGAAGCATCGGTTTCACCGCTTGGTGCATCTGACGATCTATCAACTGGTGGTCGTTCATTCTTCTTTGCTTCTGGCACCGCAGTAACAAAACAGAAAACAATCTATTCATCAAGACATATCGATTACTACGATAAGGAAATTGAAGAAACATATAGCAGCAACGCATTCCAAGATATTGCCGCTCCACCACCACCTCCACCAAGAGGTAAGCATTGTTCCGCTTACTCATTCTTGTCACTGGCACCCGATGGTGAAGAAGGCATGTTCCTGACCTCTGTTGATGTTTTCGTTTCTCGTATCAGAGACAAGGGTATTTGGTTTGAAATCCGTGAAATGACCGCTGGTGGTACAATCACCCGCAACCAGGTACCATTCTCAGAGGTTTGGTACGAAGATGTTACACAGATTCCAATCTCTACAGATGGTAAGACTAATCCTCTAAACGTTAAGTTTAAGGCACCAATCTTCTTGTATCACAATACAATGTATGCCTTTATCATTCACCCTGTCGATGGTAACCCAGATACATATTTCTGGACTGCCAAGTTGGGTCAGACCGATCTTAATGGCAAGGGTCAGTTTAACAACCGTCGTAATACTGGTACATTCTTCCAGACTAACAATAACATCAACTGGGATATCATTGCCGACGTTGATCTAACTTGTAAGTTCTATAGAGCAAACTTTGCTGTTAATACAGAAGGTGAAGCTATTCTTGGTAACAAGCCTGTTGAAAATCTGCTACTATCAAGCAGAACAAAGAGCCTCAAGCCAAGACAGGGTGATGTATTCACCACTGGTGCTAAACTTGTTCTATCATCAAACGGAACAATTCAGACTACAGATATTCTAAAGGGTGTAACATCTCTTGCAAACTCTTCCGTATCTGCAATCAACGGCTCAACCTATTCAATGTCTAACACTGGATACTCCGTTGGTGAAACAATTAACGTCTATGCTGCTAACAATGTCTATCGTGGCATTTCAGCTAACGTTACCTCTGTTTCATATGGCCGTGGTGTTCTAAACTACTATGTTGATGGTCCAACCACAAATGCTGCTATCACTTACAGCATCGCACAGTTGACCAACTCTGACGGTAACTTTAGTGCCAATGACTATATCTTTAGCATCACCAACCCAGATTACAATGCCGTAATCGGTGAAGTTAAGAACTATAGATACTCTGCTATCTCATTTGAGCCAGGCACAATGTCATTCAAAGACACTGACCTAAAGTTCCAGATGCGTTCTTACTCAAACACCAGCGTAGAAGGTTCTTACGTTTCCGTTCAGCCATCAGAAACATACTACTATGATGCCGAACAGGCTCTACATTCTAAGAGCAATGAAACAGCCGTCCTTGGTGGTGCTAGATCAAATCAAGTTAGAGCAACATTCCTATCTGGCAAGACTGGTGTTTCACCTGTCCTAGATATGGGTAGAACACACACAATCTATCTTGATAACGTCATTACTGCCAACTCTGGTGGTGAAACAGCCGCTTCTGGTGGTGAACTAATTAATAGATACATCTCCAGAACTGTTACACTTGCGGAAGGTCAGGACGCAGAAGATATCCAGGTAGTTCTAACTGCATATCGTCCACCAAACACAGATGTTAAGGTTTGGATCAAGATCCTACATCGTGAAGATTCCACACTATTTGAAAATGCACCATGGATCGAACTATCAAGAACCTCAGGCGATGTCTATTCATCACTTGCTTTCAGAAATGACTTCAAGGAATATACATACGGCTTTGCTACTGCTAACTTGACAGGCACCAATGGTGAGGTTGAATACACTAACTCTGCTGGCGTTAAGTTCACAGGTTATAAGTATTTCGCTGTCAAGATTGGTATTGTCAATACACAGAACAACACAGCGGTTTATCCTCGTGTTGGTGACTTGAGAGCAATTGCACTACAGATATAAGGTGAATAATGGAAATTGAATTTGATCTACAAAATGACTTTAGTGAAGTAGAAGAATATGACTTTGGAAACGGACCAGTACCAGCACACCGCCACCCTCGTGGTGGTGGCTGGGTGGCCAACACAGCTTCGGTTGATGATACTTGCTATGTCGGTCCATATGCCAGAGTTTTTGAAAATGCTCAAGTAAGCGGTAGTTCTATCATCAATGATGGTGCTTCCGTATTCGGTAATGCTACAGTATGCCTTGGTTCAAGAGTTTATGGTGATGCCATGGTATATGATAGTGCCTCGATTAGAGACAATGCCAGAGTAAGTGGTTTCAGTAAAGTATATGGTAATGCCAGGGTCATGAACAATGCCCAGATATATGAGAACGCTGAAATCTATGACAATGCCATTGTATGTAACAATGCTGAAATCTATGATAACTGTAAAGTTTATGGTAATGCTTACATCTATGAGTGTATTAGATTGTATGGTCACACGGTAGTCACCAGAAAGCCATTACTTGGTCTTGGTTTTGATTACCCAGTAACCGTTACCGATCATCATGTTCTATTAGGTTGCACGGTGGCTCCACCATCAATACTAAAGAAACTCGGTAGAAGAATTATAACCTTGATAGGCTATGATAGAGAAACTGCCGAGTTATGGTTGGATATCGTTTCTAAACTCATCGAGGTACACGGATGTACCGATATTGAGGAAGAACTTACACCAGAGAACGAACGTAACGTTATACTAAATCTCATAACAGAAAGAAATGCAGGAAGTGACAGAGATTCGAGAACCAGATAAAAGAACCGACAGACCAGGAATCTATAGGACCGCTGAAGGATTTCTTATAAATAAAGATAACGATGCTCTAGCCGCTTATAAGAAACGCAAAAGAAAAGAGCAGGCGGTAGACAAGATACAAGAACAGATAAACGAGTTGAAAACTGATATCAACGAGATCAAAGATTTACTTAAAGGATTAGCGAGAAGATAAGATGGCATTAGCAAACGTCGCACTCACAGATACATTTGATTATTGGAGAACAGTCACAAACTCAACCGTTGTTGCTCTAAACGACAAGTTGATTTTCTGTAATACATCAAATGCTAATACAGTATCTATTCCATCATTCGCTTCTAGATCAAGTAATCTTACTATCAACATTCTAACATCTTCATCGGTCAATGATTCCGCTTCTGGAAACGTTGCTTCGGCTCTAGTTGTTAATACAGTTCATGGACTTGCTATATCTTATGTGACTGCTGCTAACAGCAATGCACAGATTTCGGTTGCTTCTGCTAACGCATGGTCAAATGCCGTAGGTCTGGCGTCAAATGGTTGGTCAAATACTGTATCACGTTCTGCTAACTCATGGTCAAACACAGTTGGTGCGTCAGCTAATGCATGGTCAAATGCCGTAAATACATATTCAATTGCTACATATGCCACTAAGATTAGTCCAACATTCACCGGCACCGTTACAATTGATGCTAACATTGCCAACCAAACACTAACCGACGGTTCGACAATTAACTGGGACGTTTCTCTTGGTTCAGTTGCTACAGTTACACTAGGTGGTTCTAGAACAATGGCTGCACCGACCAATCTCAAAATTGGTACATATATACTCCATGTGGTACAAGATGGTTCAGGTGGCAGATCACTAACTTGGAACTCCGTATTCAAATGGCCTGCTGGTGTTGCACCAACTCTCACCTCCACAGCAAATCGTCGTGATTTGTTCTCATTCGTATGTGACGGTACAAATCTATACGGTTCATACCTACCAGATGTGAGGTAATAATATATGTTTCTAGCACCGATTGTTAGACCAACTAAGGTAGTTATAATCAGCGCAAACACAAGTGACGTTGATCTATATTCTTCTGTAAGTAGTCCATCATATCCATTAAATGTTCTTTGCTTTGTTAATGCTGCTGTTTCAGCTTCAACACCAACGACTCCAGCTTTCAGAACAAATTCATCATGGACTCCTGGTACATGGATCTATATTGAGAACAATTCTACTATTACAGGTTCAAAAGGTAATAAAGGCTCTACAGGCTCTACAGGATCCAAAGGTTCTACAGGAACTACAGGCGGCCAAGGAACTACAGGTAGTAATGGCTCTGGTGGTCACGGTGGTCACGGCGCTAGTCATACTAATACAGGCAACCATGGTGGTGGCGGTGGTACAGGTGGTACCGGCGGTACAGGTGTTACAGGCGGCACTGGTGGCACGGGAGCCAAAGGCGGCACAGGTGCTACAGGAGGTACTGGTGGTACATCATTCGTAGCCGACGCTGCTACAGGTGTTGCTATCGTTCTTAACAACAAAAATGCTATTGTCGGTGGTACAGGCGGTGATGGTGGTGACGGCGGCACTGGTGGTGATGGTGGTGACGGTGGCGCCGGCGGCGCAGGTGGTCACGGAGGAAACGGTGGCGGCGGAGGCGGCGGCGGTGGCGGTGGTGCTCACGGCTACGGACAGCATTATAACACTGGTGCTTATGGTGTTCAGCACGCCCACGGTGCTAACGTCCACGCAGGTGGCGGCGGTGGTGGCGGTGGTACAGGTACTGGTGGTCATGGTGCTCCTGGCGGCGATGGTGCAGGTCACGGTGCTAATCACGGCGGCGCCGGCGGCGGTCCAGGTGGCGGACACTATGGCGGTAACCAACACCACGCACACGTTCATGGTGGTCATGGTGGCGCAGGCGGCGCTTATAATGCTGCTGGCGGTCATGGTGGTTCAGGTCACGGTGCAGGTAACCACGGTGGTGCTGGCGGTGGTCCAGGTGGCGGCGCCGGTGCTTTTGGTGCTACTGGAGCAACTGGAGCCACAGGTTCAACTGGTGCTCAAGGCGCCACAGGTGATACAGGAGCCCAAGGCTCTCAAGGTAATGCTATCACAGGTAATACATACATCAATTACATCAACAACACCCATGTATCGGGCCCAGTTGCTTAAGAGGAACAAATGAACATTCAATATCGCATCATTAAGATTGATCCGGAATCACACGGTGTAGTAATTCGCTATTTCACCGACAAGTTGACTGAAATGGATCTGGCATCATCATTTAACGAAGATGGTTCTGTTAAGCTAAATGCAGACGGTTATCCTGTTGCTACAAGAACCGACGTTCTAATGACCTTGTATGATACACCAACTCCATCTACAGAAGAAGTTGAAAAGAGAATTATGATCAATGCTCCTGTTGATTGGTTGAAGATCCATGAAGAAATCAAAGATCCAAATATCGATACCAAGATGAGAAACCTTAGAGATTTGGTTGGAGATACCAAGGCATTCACGGTTGAGGACATTAAAGACCTAAAGAATGCCATGATCGCAGAACAGGCTGCATCGGCAGAGGCAATACAGAAAACCGAAGAAACCGAACTTCTAAAAGCATATGATACTGTCACCAATCTGGTTGATTCCTTAAAGGTTCTATCTGAAAAAGATCCATCATTCATACAAGAGTTTTCGGAACTGCTCAAAAGATAAATATAAATAGGTAGTTAAACAAAGAAAGAGACTCGATGGCCGAATACGTAGAACTTTACATTGACCAAGGGAGCGATTTCTCCACTACCATTAACCTCAATGATGACAATACAAATCTTCCTCAGAATGTTTTAGGTTATACTGTTAGTAGCGCACTAAGAAGATCGTTAGTATCTCCTAACGCATACGCATATCTATCAGCTTCGGTATATGATCCCGCAAACGGCGAGTTTCTTCTTACAATGAACTCGTCTAATACTGCAAATCTACGTGCAGGTTCTTACCTGTTTGATGTTAAAGTTACTGACACCACACAAACGGTGACCAGACTTATTGAAGGAGTTATATACGTAACACCATCGGTAACAAAGTAAGCTATGTCAATCAAAATCACAACCGGCGGTGATAACAAAGTAAACGTCACCACAACATCTAAAAACAGAATCCAGATCACCAACGGTGGTTCTGGTTCAATGGCTGGTGTAGCATTAGCTACTGACCTTATTCCAATCTGGTATCATGCGAATGGTGCTGCTAACGTAGCAAACTATTCCTATGCATCATCTAATTCCAATTGGGCAGTCCAGAACCTGGTTTATGCCACGGTTAACGCCAACTATACGATGTCTAATGCCGGTTATGTGACGCTAAATGCCGCATACGCAACAGTTAACGCTGTCTATGCTTCTGCAAACTCTAATTGGTCAGTTCAAAATCTCGTTTACGCTACTGTAAACTCTAACTATGTTATGTCTAATGCTGGCTACATTACACTTAATGCAGCTTATAGCACCGTTAATGCAGCCTACGCATCTATCAATTCCAACTGGACAGTCCAGAACCTCGTTTATGCTACCGTAAACGCTGATTATGTAATGAGTAACGCAGCTTATGTTGCTCTTAACTCAGCCTACGATACTGTCAATGCCGTATATGCTACAGCCAACTCAAACTGGGAAGTCCAGAACGCTCTCTATACAGTTGCTAACACTGTTTACGATACCTCCAATTCAAATTGGGCGGTACAGAATGCCCTCTATTCTACAGCCAATTCTGTTTATGACTCCTCAAACTCTAACTGGGTTGTCCAGAACGCTGTCTATCAATTAGCAAATACAATCTATGCTTCCGCAAATTCCAATTGGGAAGTGCAGAACCTTGTCTATGCCACAGTCAATAGTAACTATGTCATGGGCAACGCTGGTTATGTTGCTCTTAATGCTGCATATGACACCGTAAATGCTGTTTACGCCTCATCAAATTCAAACTGGGATATACAGAATGTAATCTATGCAACTGTAAACGCAGATTACACTATGTCCAATGCTTCTTATACAGCATTGAACTCTGCCTTTAATACAGCCAATGCTGCATATGATTCCGCTAATTCTAACTGGGCAGTCCAGAATACCCTATATGCAACCACTAATGCTGCCTATGTTATGGGCAACGCTGCCTATCATACAATCAACGCAGCCTACGCATCATCTAATTCTAACTGGCAGGTTCAGAACGCTCTTTACGATCTAACCAATACAGTTTACGCATCATCCAACAGCAATTGGACAGTCCAAAATCTTGTTTATGCAACTGTCAATAGCAGCTATGTCATGGGCAATGCCTCATACGAGGCTCTAAACGCTGCCTTTGATACAACTAATGCCGTTTACGCTTCCGCAAACTCAAATTGGACCGTTCAAAATCTTGTTTATGCAACAGTAAATGCTTCCTATACCTTAGCTAATGCAGCTTATGCCAATGCTAACTCACTAGCTATTGGAGCAAACAACTGGTCTAATCTTGTTGGATTGTCAGCTAATTCCTATGCTGGCTATATGGCAAACTCTGCCAATGCTTACACAGATGCCACATATGTTAAGCTATCATCTCCATCGCTCCAGCTAATCTCAAGTGATATTGGAATTACTGGCAATCTATTCATTGTCGGTGAAGTTACATACGCTAATACTAGACAGCTACAGGTTGGCGATAACATCATCACCCTCAATGCCGATCTTCCTCTCAACGCTGTTCCTCTGGAAGATGCTGGTATCGAAATCAATCGTGGTCTAAAAGCCAATGCTGCTCTACTCTGGGATGAATCCGCTGAAAAGTGGTCAATCTCTGGAAACGTAGCACAGACCATCACAACCTACATCGCTTCTAATACCGATCTTGGTTCAGCACAGGATACTATCAATGCGGTATACGCATCAGCAAATTCTAATTGGGTTGTCCAGAACCTTGTCTACGCAACAGTTAATGCCAACTACGTTATGGGCAATGCAGCCTATGTTGCCCTCAACTCTGCTTATGATACTGTTAATGCTGTATATGCATCTTCTAATTCTAACTGGACAGTTCAAAATCTAGTCTACGCTACTGTCAATAGCAGTTATGTAATGGGTAATGCGGCATATGCAACGCTTAATGCTGCATATGCTACCGTTAACGCCGACTATGCATTTACCAATTCCGCATATGCATCAATCAATTCTAACTGGACCGTCCAGAACTTAGTATATGCTACGGTTAACGCTAACTACACAATGGCAAATGCCAACTATGAGTTAAGCAACGCTGCATATGATACACTAAATTCTAACTACACAATGGCAAATGCCAACTACGAGTTGAGCAATGCAGTATATGCCACTGTCAATGCAGCATATGATTCCGCTAATTCTAATTGGACTGTCCAAAATCTTGTATATGCCACCGTCAATGCCAACTATGATATGGCTAACGCTGGATATACCACACTCAATGCGGCTTATGACACCACTAATGCCGTATATGCTTCGGTCAATTCTAATTGGACCGTCCAGAATGCCGTTTATGATCTAACCAATACAGTATATGCCTCAGCTAACTCTAACTGGGCAGTTCAAAATCTAGTTTACGCTACTGTAAATGCCAACTATGTTATGGCAAATGCAAACTATGATTTGACTAATGCCGCTTATGCTTCCGGTAATTCTAACTGGGCAGTTCAAAATGCTCTTTATGATCTTACCAATACTGTATATGCTTCCAGTAACTCTAACTGGGTTGTCCAGAACGCTATCTATGACCTAACCAATACTGTTTATGCTTCCACAAATTCCAATTGGGAAGTCCAGAACTTAGTATATGCAACTGTTAATGCTTCTTACACACTGGCAAACGCAGCATACGCTAATGCTAATGCTTTGTCAATCGGTGCAAATACATGGGCTAACACAGTTGGTATGTCAGCTAATAGCTATGCTGGCTTCATGGTCAATTCTTCCAATTCATATGCCGATGCAACTTATGTTAAGCTAAACGATCCTGATCAAACTATTACAGGTGAAATCACTGTCACCGGTAATGTTAGCATCAATCAAAATCTCTATGTTGCTGGTAACGTTTTCTTCAATGATTCCCAGACACTAAGAGTTGGCGACTCGCTAATCTATCTTGCTGCTAACAACTATGCTACCGATCTTGTCGATATCGGTTTTGTGGCTAACTATGTCAATGCATCAAGCATTAACGTTCATACTGGTCTATATCGTTCTCATATCAGCAAAGAATACTATCTATTCCAAGAGTATAGTGAAGAACCTCATGGTAACTACATTGACTATGCTGGCAACAACTTTACGCTGGCCGTTCTTAATGCTGATCTAATCACCAGCAATATATTCCTTGGTGGTGCTAATGCCATTCATACAATTTCAAGTGCCTTCGATAAGGCTAATGCAGCCTATGTCAATGCTAACGTAGGTTTTGCTGCGGCTAATGCTTACTCAAATGCTACTGGTCTTGCTGGTAATAACTATACCTCTATTCTTGTAGCAAATAACGCTATTGGTGCCAATAACTGGGCAAACACAGTAGGTATCGCAGGCAATAACTATACTGATCATGTAGGATTGTCTGTCAATACCTATGCATCAATCCTTGTGGCTAACAATGCCGTAGGTTCTAACAACTGGGCCAATACTGTAGGCATTGCCGGTAACAACTATACCGATTCCGTAGGCGCAGCGGGTAATAACTATACTGTTTCTGTTGGAGCAGCCTCAAATAGTTTAGCAACTGCTATTGGAACCGCTGGCAATAACTATACCGATCATGTTGGTCTATCAGTTAACACATATGCTTCCATTCTTGCTTCTAACAATGCAATCGGAGCAAACAACTGGGCCAATACCGTTGGTGCAGCCGGTAACAACTATACCAATCATGTTGGTCTATCATCAAATACCTATGCTTCTATCCTTGCAGCTAATAACGCTGTAGCAGCGAACGCATGGGCTAATACAGTAGGCATTGCTGGCAATAACTACACCGACGCTGTTGGTCTTTCAGTCAATACTTACACCTCAATCCTTGCTGCTAATAATGCTGTAGGTGCCAATAACTGGGCTAATACAGTTGGTGTTGCTGGAAACAATTACACCGATTCCGTAGGTGCTGCTGGCAATGCTTACATGCTATCAGTTACCACCGCTGGTAATAACTATGCTTCCGTATTGGCCGCTAATAACGCAGTTGGTGCTAATGCATGGGCTAATACAGTTGGAACTGCTGGTAACAACTATACCAATTCGGTTGGTGTTGCTGGAAACAACTATACCAATTCTGTTGGTGCATCTGGTAACTCATATGCCGAGACTGTTGGTGCATCCGCTAATACATTTGCCGATGCCACTTACTATAAGAAAACTGGCGGCCTAATCTCTGGTGATGTTGGAATCTCTGGTAATCTTACCATTTCTGGCACAACCACATTTGCTAACACTCAACAGCTACAAATTGGCGATAATATCCTTACACTCAATGCTGATCTACCAATGTCAGTCATGCCAGTTGATAATGCTGGTCTGGAAGTCAATCGTGGTAACAAGAGCGCCAATGCTGCATTGCTTTGGATCGAAGCATCCGAACAGTGGAGTATTTCAGGCAACACCGCACAGTCTGTTTCAACATATATCGCATCTAATACATTAGTTGAACTATACGCTGCTGCTGGTAATGCATATTCACAGCAAGTCGGTGCCGCTGGTAACAGCTATACTAATTTTGTTGGTGCTTCTGCCAATACATATTCGGCTGAGACATATGCTACACGTTCAAATGTTTCTATCGTTTACAATACAGCAAACGTAGCATTTGACACCGCTAACGCTGCCTTCGCTTCGGCAAACAATGTCGCACCACAAATTGCTCCAAGCTATCGTACCGCTAACAATGCCTATGATACAGCTAATGCGGCATTTGCGGCTGCTAATACTCTTGCACCAGCTTATGGTACAGCCAATAATGCATACGATACAGCTAATGCAGCGTTTGGTAAGGCTAACAATGCTCTTGCCAATACTACAGGAACATTTGCTGGTAATCTAACGATCTCTGGTTCTACTACCGCCAACAATGGCTTTTATTCTCGCTGGGATTACAGAGGACCATTCACTGATGGTATCGTAGTCGATTATGTTGAGGGTGTCGGTCGTATTTCAGTCGGTGCTAACGATAGTCTAACACTATTCAATCATGGTGTTGGTAACATTCCAATTCTAACAATCACCGAGTATGGCTTTGTTGGTATCGGAACAACTAATCCACTGTATCCTGTCACTGTTATTGCTAACGGTGCTACAACCACCACTCTGGCTGGTGCGGTCTTTAGTGCTGAAGGTTCAGAGAACGCTTATCTACAGCTAAACATCCGTAATGCTAACGCTGGTTCAGAGGCTTCTTCTGACTTCGTTGCAACTGCGGATGATGGTGATGATACAAGCGATTATATTGATCTTGGTATCAATTCATCTCAATTTGCAAATCCTGGTTTCACCATTGCTGGTGCCCATGATGGTTATCTCTATACATCAAACGGCAATCTTGCAATTGGTACCGCTAACTCTACCGCTTATAAGTCACTATCATTCTTTACTGGTGGCACATTAGCTGGTAATGAAGTTCTCCGTATTCAAGACGGTGCTGGTGGTGCTAACATTGGTATCGGTAGAACTGATCCAAACTACAAGATTGACGTTGTTGGTTCTATCAACGCTTCTAACATTCTTATCAATGGCATTCCACTTGGTACCGCTTCTGTCAAGGTAAGCAACACCGCTCCTTCACTACCAGCTGGTGGTAATATGTGGTGGGATACCGAGAGTGGTAAGCTATACATTTACTACATTGATGCCGATTCGGCACAGTGGGTAGAGGCTTTCCCATCAGAGGTAGGAATTGATACCAGCTTTATCATTCCTGTTTATCAGAACGCTAACCTTGCTTATAGCTTAGGTAATACAATCTATGCTTCTGTCAACTCTAACTGGACAGTAACCAATACTGTTTATGACATTGCCAACGCTGCCTTTGATTCAGCTAATAACGTAGCACCTCAGGTTGCTCCAAGTTATAACACAGCTAACTTGGCATACTTTAACAGTAATGCAGCCTTCATTCATGCTAATGCTGCCTTTGATTCCGCTAACAATGTGGCTCCACAGGTAACACCAAGCTACAATACAGCAAACATGGCATTCAATACTGCCAATGCTGCTTTTGCTGTGGCTAACAACGTTGCTCCTCAAGTTGAGCCTGCATTTAGAACTGCTAACAATGCATATCTAACTGCTAACGCTGCATATGATAGAGCAAATGCTGGTGGTGCCAATGTCGGTCAGACTGCTCCAACTGGTGCTTCTTCTGGTCGTCTATGGTGGAACTCTGATCTTGGTAAGCTGTTCATCTACTATACCGATCCAGCTAACACCAGTTCATGGGTTGAAACTAATCCATCATCATCGGTTATTGAAGCTGCTATCATTACTGGCTATATCAATCCAGTATCAAATACTGCTAATGCCGCTTATGCTGTAGCCAATGCTGGTTACTCATATGCTAACACACTACTAGCCAATAGCACAACCACATACTACGGAACACTTACTGTTTCTGGTAACGTTCTGTTCACTGTCAATAACAGTCTAACAGTTCCAACCGGACCAACCGCAGCAAGACCCGGTACGGCTGCTAACGGTATGATCCGTTATAACACTACTCTAAATACCTTCGAAGGTTATAAAGCTGGTACTTGGGGTGCTATCGGTGGTGGTGCAACTGGTGGTGGTTCTGACGATGCTTTCTATGAGAACACAGCAAACATCACCTCAGATTATGCTATCACAAGTGGTAAGAACGCCATGACTGCTGGTCCTGTAACACTTGGTGCTGGTGTTACAATTACAATTCCAACTGGTTCAACTTGGACAGTGGTGTAAGGAGAGATAATGCCAATCGTATTAAACGGAACTACTGGTGCGACATTTCCGACTTGGTCTACAGCAACCAGACCAGCATCGCCAGTCGAGGGGCAAACAGGCTTTAATACTACATTAGAGACACTGGAAACTTATAATGGTACACAGTGGTCAAGTGACTTTCCTATTAGAACTAATGGTCAGACATTGGCAGTATCATATACAATTCCTGCCAGCACCAGCGCATTGGCAGTAGGTCCTTTAACACTACCTAACGGTGTGTCTATTACTGTGTCAGCTAATAGTAAATTTGTGGTTCTATAAGGAGAGATTATGCCATACGGAACGATTTATAGCGATACGGTACAAGGTTCAGTAGCGGCTACTGCTCCTGTTTTTAGAGATGGTAACAGTGTAGAGATAGGTCAAATCTGTAAGTCGTGGGTAAACTTTAACGGTGTATCAGGTTCTGTTGCGGTAAGAGTGAGTTTCAATGTATCCAGTGTTACTCGTGGAGGAACTGCTGGTTACTATCTTATCGCTTTTACAACTTCAATGACCGATTCACAACATGCAACAAACGCTAACGCACAGCCAAACAATTATGGCGGCGCCTATCCTGGATGTGGCGATACAGCCGCAGGAACACAAACATCAGGAAGGGCAAGTTTGGAAACAAGAGATAGTAATAATGCAGCCACAGACAGCAACTATTTACATGTCTCGGTTCACAGATAAGAGATAACAATGCCAGTAACAATCAACGCACAAGCAACAAACGGCCTTATCACTTCCGCAGATGGTAGTGGTATTGTGAAGTTACAGAGTAATGGTAAGACGACTAATTCTTTAGGATGGTTAAACTACAATGGCGGCGGAACTCCAGCCGTTAGAGCATCTTATAATATAAGTAGTGTTACAAAAAGTAGCACAGGTATCTATGTTTTGAATTTTACGAACAGCATGTCGGATGCTAATTATGCGCCGATTGCAACCGCAGAATGGACTTCCGGTACTACAAACGTAACTCTTGCCTCTGGTAGAAATAACACAAACACTGTATCCACAGCTACAGTTCAATCGTCCAATATGTCCTCGGCGGGAAATGATTGTCCGTTTTTATCAGCAAACGTATTCGGTAACTAAGGAATAGACAATGGCAATCGTATTAGACGGCAACAATCTACTTACAACTGGTGTTCTGAATAGCATGACGGCACAGAATGCCTCTGGTACCGCTGTCGATTTCACTGGTATTCCTGTTGGTGTTAAGAGAATTACTGTTGTATTCAACGGCATTTCGGCAACCGGAACGGCTATCATACAAGTTCAACTTGGGTCTGGAAGTTTGCAGACTAGTGGTTATAGCTGTGTCTCTGGTTATGGTGCATACAGTAGTACTTCTGGTGGTACAATATCTACGGGGTTTCCCGTAACATCAGTGGCTGGATGGACTGGTATTGCCGGTAATATATTGTATGGTTCGATGTTCATAACCCTTTTGGGAAGCAACAGTTGGACATCACAAAGTAGTGTTGCAATTACAGGCGGGTCTTATCAGGGAATACATTTTGGTGCGGGCGGCGTTACATTATCAGGTGCAGTTGATCGTTTAAGGTTGACTACAAATGGTGCTGATACGTTTGATGCTGGTTCAGTCAATGTTCTCTATGAGTAAGACTAAATACAAAGAGATTTGAGAGATAGAATATGCCAATTAAGCTAAACTCTACAGGTGGTGGTTCAGTATCAATTGATGTTCCTTCAACGGCGTCAACATATACTATTAAAGCGCCTGCTGAAAATGGCAATCTGATTACAACAGGTGCTACCAGCAGAGTTATTCCGGCTGCTGCATTGCCTACGGGTTGTGTCATTCAAGTGCAGGTGAATACTCTTGATGGCGTTTTGTCAGGTGGTACGGCTGGTGCTCCTTCCACAATTACTAATGGTGTTCAAATCTTCTCCCTAAACTTTACACCATTAAGTGCAAGTAGTTTAATTCTGGTACAGACCAGCACTATTGCATTGTCAGAAGAAGCAAACAGCGGTGATAGAGTATGGCTTGCTCTATGGAGAGGTGGTAATTTTATTGCGGCAAACAGCGGATCACCTTTGTATAGTCATTTTGCTGGCAATCTGAATATGTCGTGCCTATCTCTTAATAACTCTTTTGCATCATGGGGAACAACTACCGATACTATTTCAGTAAGAGGTGGTATCGACGCCGGCACAGTAATTATCAACGGAACTGGTAATGCTTTATATAATTATACGGGTTCATCTGCTAGAATCCAGATGACCGTTTGGGAGATTGCACAGTAATGTCCACACTGAAACTCGTAAACCTACAACACCCATCTAATCCTAACGCCGCTATCTCGTTAGACTCTGCTGGCATTTCATCGGATATTGAACTAACAACTCTACCATTCTTTGGTGGCACACCAACTATCAATGTTGATGTTACTGTTAGCAATACATACAACTTTATGACGCCTGGTCCTATCACAGTCGCTAATAACAGAACTGTGACAGTCGCCAATGGCGCTACATGGACGGTTCTATAATGGCAGGCACAGTAAAAGCAGACGTTCTACAGTCAGAACAATCGACACCCACGGTATTCAGAAACACCAGCGGCACAGAGATTGGTCAGCTAACCAAAGCGTGGTGTAACTATAACGGCCTTACTCCAATAGTTAATGGAAGTTTTAATGTTTCTTCTGTTACCAGAAACGGTACCGGAGATTATACAAACAATCTAACAACTTCTGTGTCTAATAGCAATTATTGTATAGGATCGTCAGTAGGTGATACCAGTAGTAACCTAGCAGATGATGATGGAGGCGCACATCCATATATATTAGCAACATCATCTTATCGTTTTTATTCAGGATATGGCCTTTCATCAGGTAATATCCAATTCTATAATTATACTCTAGTTCACACCTTATTAGTTGGTTAAGGGTAAAATATGTCAAACATCAAAGCAGACAACTTTACATGGAAAACAGGAGAGACTACAGGACAGAGTAGACCATCTGTTACTGGACCACAGGTTGTATATGGTGTTGCTAAAAGTTGGTGTAACTTTAACGGTACTGGAACAGCGACAGTTAATGCTAGTTTCAATGTCAGTAGCCTAACTGATAATGGCACAGGTCAGTTTTCTACCAACTTTACAAATGCTATGAACGACAGTTTCGCTTCGGGTCAATTAACTTGTAAAGATGACGGCGCAGGAAATGGTAATGGAACACAAAACGCCATTCATTTTACAAATGGAGTATTATCAACCAGTTTAAGCGTGGGTTGCTATGGTTGGGCAGGTAGCTGGTATGATCTACCCACAATTTGCACAGCCGTTTTCAGATAAGGATAGATTATGTCAACCATTAGAGCAGCCGGACTCGGCACACTTACAGCATCTAACACAGCGACGATTGTGGATCCGCAGACGCCTACGAATGGTATTGCGAGAGTTGGCACTTTGGTTAGTTTTTCTCCTGTATCAGTCAGTGGTCAGAATATCGACTTTACTAATATACCTTCATGGGTTAGACGTATTACAATTGGTTTTTCTTCTATGAGTACCAGCGGCACAAATGACGTTGCTATAAGATTGGGCACAGCTTCTGGTATTGAAACCACTGGTTATTCTGGTTCGATATCATCTATTGTTAGTGGATCATCGCCAGGTGGATTAAATCCAACGGCATACGCACAAATAGTTTATACAGCATCAGCAGGTGCTTCCACTCACGGAACAGCAATCGTTACTCTTATCAGTTCTTCTACTAACTTATGGGTGGTAAATGGAGTTTATGGTCGCAGCGACGGTGCTCACACAGGAACATTTGGATTTTCAAAATCATTAAGTGGAACACTAACACAGCTTCGTGTTTTCACAGGCGATACTTTCGATGCAGGAACTTTAAGCTGTTTCTATGAATAAGGAATGACAATGATTGATCTTAGTAATGTAGATATGTTCACAAGACTGCAATGGGCAGCCGAGAACCTCGAACCAAAGCAGCCAAACTATGTGGTTGTGTTCGAAGATCCAGCCGAACCAGATGCGCCAGTCAAGGAAATGGTAGCATCACCAGAATGGATGGCTTGCGCCCTTAACGGTGGTATTCTTCCGTCAATCGAAGATCACCACAATATGAAATTAGAACTGGAAACCGAAGATGGTGAGAAGATCGAAACCACCTTCTTAGAGTCCCAGCAAATCAGACTGGAGAAGCGGATCGTTTCGGAGAAGGTTCTTGACTACAAAGAATATCTAATGTCAAAGCCTATTGGTCCTATGACAGAAGAAGAGGCTATTGAGTACCTAATCATGAAGGACATGCCAGCCAGAGTATGGCATCCTAAATATAAATACAATAGACAAATGTTCCGTATTGTCAAGAGGGATCAGTTACCACAAGACAATACTTATAGAGATTGCTGGCGTCTTGCATGAAAAAAGTTAATAAACCAAGTGACGAAACATTATCATTAATCGAACAATCATTTATTGTTGAGGATGGTAAAGTTATATGGAAGGTGACGAGAAGTAACCGAGCCGTTATGGGCAGTCTTTTCGGAGCGGAGATTGACGGATATCGAAGAGGTAAAGTCAATAAGCACAACTGTCACGCTCATCAAATAGCATACTTTTTACATAATGGTATATGGCCTGACAAGATTGTTGATCACATTGATGGTGATCGTTCTAACAATAGAAAAGACAATCTAAGATTGGCTACGCAGTTTGAAAACGCCAGGAACTCGGTCTCAAGAGTCAACTCGTGTGGTTATAAAGGCGTTTTTAAATCTAAGCAAAAGCTAAAGAAACCATATACTTCCGAGATTACAGTCTTTAATAAGAGAATTTATTTGGGATACTTCGAAACGGCAGAGCAAGCGCATGATGCATATAAGCAAGCTGCCATAAAGTATCACGGTGAGTTTGCCCGATGGTAATAAATAGATCAAGAGGATTAGCATAATGTCAGAAGTTAAAACATATGTAGTGGTTGACGGTCAGACCCTTGATACCGCACAGTATTCATTCCCACAGAACCGTTATTTCAGTGACGCATGGGCCTTGTCAGAGGACGAGAACCATAACCAGATTGTTGTCATCGATGTTGAAAAGGCCAAAGAGGTCTGGAAGCGTCGTATGAGAGAAGCAAGATCACCTCTCATGACCAAGCTGGATGCAGATTACTTTAGAGCCTTGGAAACACAGGACACAGCCAAGGCTACCGAGATTGCTACTAAGAAGCAGCTACTAAGAGACGTTACCAAACTACCTGAGTTACTTAATGCAACTACAGTGGAAGAGATTGAAGCAGTTTGGCCCGACTATCTAAAGGGATAAAATGGCATTAACATTTCCATCGTCACCAGTTGACGGTCAGTTATACATCGATTCCGGAACTGGTAATCGATACATCTATGACTCCGGTAAGGGGTTGTGGAAGTATGCGTCTAACAACGTTGGTATGACTGTTGGTACCGCACCACCACCATCAGCCTCCGTCGCTCCTGGTGCTATGTGGTACAACACCAATACTGGTAGAACATTCATACTATATGACGATGGTGATTCCAGACAGTGGGTAGAAAACGTTCCTGCGGTTGGTTCGTTTGATAGTTCAACCGTAGCTGGTTATGCGAACGCTGCTTCTATTCTGGCGGTTGCTCCTGCTTTCAATAAGGCTAATACTGCTCTTGCTAACACAAGTGGTGTTTGGTTCGGCGGCAATTTATCTGTATCCGGTACATTTGGTGTGGGTACATCAACTGCATATGGTAAGTTTAATGTAGTCGGTGGTAGATCGTTTCAAATTGCCAATAATGAAGTATATGCATTAGGTCTTGGATATCATTCGTCAACTGGTGGATACTATTATCTTGGTGCATCTAATAGTTCTACACCTGATTTGATTTTCAGTCAAGTCGGTGGTTCAGAACGTATGCGACTAACTAATGCTGGTGATCTTGGTATCGGTACCAATTCTCCACAGTATAAACTAGATGTTGTAGGTAAAGGTAGAATAGGATTTGAAGTATCGCAAGGTAATCCAAATAGCACCGATATTACAGCCAATGCTCATACGCTATTAAGTGGCACAGGAGGAAACTTTCTTGCTATTGGTCAGTATCCCGGTACATTTTCACAATGGATTCAGTCATCATTTTCCAATCCATCTACAGCAACTTATAGTCTAATACTGAATCCTCTTGGTGGTAATGTTGGTATTGGTACATCATCACCTACAGGAAGATTAGATGTTGCTTCTCGTGGTATTACTAAGGGTTCTATGCCTGCTGGTTCAATTCTACAGGTGGTGTCTGCTAGAAACGGAGACTTTTTTAGCACAACATCTACATCATGGGTAGACATCACTGGTTTATCAGTCAACATAACACCCACATCATCAACAAGTAAAGTTTTTGTTATGGTTTCGTTCGGTAGAGCAACTACCAGTGCATATAACCTTGACTACGCATGTAGTATTAGAGTTTTGGCCAACGGATCAGATGCACTAAACATCAACGGTAATAGTAGTGGTAGCAGAGAAAAAGTTGCTATGGTTATTAACGGACTGGCATTTAATGCTGATCATTCTCCAGGAGGATTCGGTTGTTCCGGATTAGAATCTCCCGGAACAACTTCTACGGTGACATATAAGGTACAAGTAAGAGTTCAATCTCCTGCGTTCAACATGAATGGCAGCCCTAACAATGCAGACAGTGGATCAACATATCACGGTAGAAGCGCATCATCAATTACTGTATGGGAGATAGCACAGTAATGGCACTATCATTTCCTAACTCACCTACTGACGGAGAACTTTACACAGACACCACATCTGGCAATCGCTGGGTGTGGGATTCTGCTAATACTGTCTGGAAGTCAACGTCAACATTCACACAGACAATCACTGTGTCATCTACGCAGCCTGGTTCTCCTGTAGTTGGACAGTTGTGGTGGAGTCAGGATTACGGTCGTCTGTTCGTCTATTATAACGACGGCAACTCCAGTCAATGGGTTGAAGCAAATCCGGCTGACCAGACGGCTGGTTTGGTGTTCAATACTGCCAATGCTGCATACGGTAGAGCAAATACAGCTTTGCAGAATACGAGTGGAACGTTTGCTGGTAGTCTGACTGTCAGTGGCAATACAACTATTATTGGACAGACAGGACAAGTTGTAAATCCTCTTAAAATCAGATTTGCTAATGATTATCCTGGTGCTGGTGGAGCAAGTTCAAACACCGCTGACAAGATGAAGCTGGTGTTTTATGACAACTCACCAATTGATATCTATAGCATTGGTGTTGGTCCATCCGCTGATATGCAGTATCATGCCTATCAGGGTACAGGAAATGGAAGTCATAACTTCTACACTGAAAACCTAAACAGAATGAAGATCGATGGGTCTGGTCGTGTTACTAAACCATATCAACCATATTTTAAAATGAGACCCTCATGGTCAGAAGGAACCACTTACAACGATGGTACAGTCATCGCTTTTGGAACGTCGGTAACCAATAATGGCGGACATTTCAATACATCAACATATAAATTTACCGCACCGATTGCAGGTCTATATTGGTTCGATGTATGTTTTCTAACGCAGAGTAGTACCGCCATTGCAGACATTAGATTGTGGATTAATGGAGCAAATCCTGATATATACGGTGGTTATTCAGGTAACTGGACTGGACACAAACAAGCCAAGATCACACACATAATCTATCTTAGTGCCGGCGACACAGTTGATGTTAGACCTGGTGGTAGTGGTTCAACTACATTAAATGCATCAGGAATGCACAATTGGTTTCAAGGATATCTATTAGGCTAAAAGGAAACAAACATGACAACTTACACAATTACTTACACTGAAACAGAAACCAAGGCTATGGAGTATGCCGCTGCCGACGTTAATGAATGGATTCAGAATGCCGCACATGAAAGAGCCCGTATTGCTATTGACGAAATCGTCCAGATAGCAGTAGCAAAGTTCTTAGAACAAGGTCTTGGTATTCCAGGATCAAAAGATGAAATCGTAGCCGCTGCATTTGCTAATGGTTGGGTTAAGACCGCAGCGCAACGTAATGAAGAAGCAACTACACTACCAACAGGATAACAAATGGCATCGTTAGACTTTCCATCTAACCCAGTAGATCAACAGCAATATACACTTAACGGCATTGTCTATTACTACAATGCCTCTGTAGGTGCTTGGTTGACTGTTCTTACATCAAAACTATCTGACACATCATCTAATACACAGGTGATGTTTAATGATGCTGGAATTTCTAATGGTTCACCTGGTTTGGTTTATAATAAGGTAGCAAACACTCTTACAGTTAGAAATATAATATCAACTGGTAATGTAGGTATTGGCACCACTTCACCTACATCTAAATTGGACGTTGACGGCGCTATAAATACTTCAAGTACCGTCACGCTGGCCGCTGTTCCTAACTACAGAAACACACCAAACATCGCCAGTAATTACACTATCTCTAACACATATAACGAAATGAGTATTGGTCCTATAAATATCGCTAACAACGTCACTGTGACAGTGGATAATAACGCAAGCTGGGTGATTATATGAGTACCTTAACAGTTCAAAACCTTAGAGGTGTTTCGCCTACAAACCGTATTACTGTTCCTACTGGACATAAGTTGTATGCTCCAGGTGGCGTAGTTCAGGTAGTTCAAACTGTAAAGACTGATGCCTGGTCAACGTCATCAACCACACCGGTTGATATAACAGGTATGTCTCTTGCCATTACACCAACATCTTCAAATAGTAAGATTTTGGTTGTTATCGATCTTAAATGGTCAATTTATGCTCATGGTGATATCTATTTGAATAGAAATGGAACAAAAATATACTATGGTGATTTATATGGAAATCAAACACAGGCTTTGTTTCACGCTTATGGTAATGGTGGTCCGGGTGACTATGGTTTGAACTATGGTCATGCCATGTATCTGGACAATCCTGCAACCGCAAGTTCTGTAACGTATAGCTTACAGGCTGCTGTTCCTTGGTCATCATCATATGCCATTGCCGTAAACTACATGAGACCTAATGAAAACAACGCATATAATGCCAGAGTTGCCTCAAGTATCACACTAATGGAGATTGGTGTATGAGTACCTTAAAAGTCGATAACCTTGACGCAAGAACAGGAACAACCATTACGGTTCCTTCTGCCACCACTATGTATCTACCTGGACATATCATTCAGGTTGTTAATACTTATTTGAAGAATCCTTTCTCTCAAAGTCTTCCCGCATCATATAATACATATACAGATGTTACAGGTCTAAGCGCATCTATAACACCCAAAAGCGTTAATAGTAAGATTTACATGACTGTCAGATGGTTCGGAGAGTTTTCTTCACAAGGCAGCACACAAAATGTATGTTGGAATATAAAAAGAAACGGAACATTGATAGGACAGCCGCCGCAGCCCGGTTCTTTACCTATAGGCATTCATATGGCAGCCATCGCTTATACTGGAGAGAATGCGGATTCAACACCTGAAACGTGTTTTTATGATTATTACGATTCTCCGGCAACAGTTTCATCATTAACATATCAAGTAACGGTCAATAGTAGCGATAGTCTTACTATGTATACCAACCGATGTGTCAATGCCACTACCAGTAGTAGTTATGAAAGAGGAACAAGTTCAATCACACTATTCGAGATAGCAGGTTAAGATATGCCAGGTATTCTAAGAGTAGACCAAGCAAACGTTGATTATATTTACGCCAAGAGTTCTGGTTCAGGTGTTTATATACCTGGTCATATACTACAAGTCAAAAACACCAATGCAAACTATTCTTGGGGTTCTTGGGGTAGTCAGTCGGAGATGGATATGTCTTGGATGGACGTGCAGCTTACTACAAGAGGAACAAACAGTTCATTCTTCATCTCTGCACAGTTTAATTCGGATGATACTAACAGTGCCGCTTTTGGTGTTGGTCTTGGTGTTAAGTATTCGACAAACGGCGGAGTAAGCTGGACAGTTATTCGATATCCTGCATTACATGAAAATTATAATGCTGTCGCTATCGATAAGTATTATGTTAGCAGTATGAATATGTCATCCGGCGCTTTAGGTATTGCTGTTGGAACTTCAGTAACATTTAGATGTTCGGCACGTTTCAACAACTCTAACGCACAACACTTCGGTGGTAACGGTGGTACTTACTACGCACAAATGCATACTGTAATGGAGATTGGCACATAATGTATAGCATCGATGACCTAACCGAAAAGATGATTAGAAATCTAAAGTTCAATGCTATTAGATCATTGAAACCAGGTGCTCAGTTTGCTATCAGTTCTGAAGGTGTAGTTACTTTCCATGATGGTAATGTTCTATCGGATGCTGATATTGAGCAAGAAATGAATAGACTTAGTGATTTGTGGTACTCTTATGAGTATGCCAGACTAAGAGCGAATGAGTATCCAGATATTAGAGATTATATTGACGGAATTGTTAAAGATGATCAGGCACAGGTACAAGCATACATTGATGCTTGTCTGGCTGTTAAAGCAAAATATCCAAAGCCATAAGAGGAAATTATGAAAGACTTAACAAAAGCATTAGCATCACTATATCAAGATGCACAGTGGGTTCTTAGCGGCGACTCATATGACGGTCTTGACTGGCTACCAGGTAATACAAAACCAAAACCATCACTGGAAGAGTTAGAAGCGGAAGCCGATAGATTACAGGCCGAATGGGAAGCCAAGCAGTATCAGCGAGATCGTGCTAAGGCTTATCCATCACTGGCTGACCAGATGGATATGCAGTATTGGGACAAGATCAACGGTACCACGACATGGGCAGACGCCATTCAAGCGGTTAAAGATAAATACCCAAAACCGTAAGATAAATAGGATACTATGCCATTAAATTTTCCGTCATCACCAGTAGATAAGCAGGTATACGTTTACGCATCGACAGGTGCCCAATACGTTTATGATGCTGCTAACACCAGATGGACCACCAACACATTCATTTCAAATGTGGTGAGTGGATATTAT